CCTCATAAGTAATTCTACTGTAGTATGCTATATTGTTTAAGTAATCAGAGTATAAAGCTCAATTCTCACCAGTCCAGTAGTAATCACCTATTTTAAGTCTACAGGCAAACTTAGTATCTTTGAATCCTGTAGAATATTTACCATCATAATAAACAGCATCATTACTAATTATACTATCATCTGCAATAGCATTTTGAGACAGTTTAAAATTCATATTGATAATGAAGTAACCGCTTTTGAAGATAACCCTATCAGAACCAATTAAAGATAAGAAGGAACTCCAATCTGGCTTTATAGGTGCTTGACCAAATAGAGTAAATTTATCACCAACCATAGTTAAATAATCTGTCCAGCTTAAACTGGCAGGCTCTCCATCTGCTGTTTTATAACTATCGTTTTTCTGGAAGAATGCACCGTAATTTACTGTATTCACATTATCTACTGTAATCTCTGGAATGATATTACCGCCTAAAATTTCATCTATCTGGAAAGTAGACCAGTTAGCTTTAGACTTAAAGTAAGCAGCAAGATAAGTATAATCAGATTCTGTTTTCTCATAATATTTATTAGTATCTGAGTTTTGATTTACCAGATCATCTTCATCAAATAAATCAGGAATAAGATTATCTATACTGTTATTGTTGCTTATAAGATTGATCTTGTTATAAACATTACCTAAACTGATACTGGCATTAGCTTCATAAATACCAATACTTAAAAGGTTTCTAACATCTGAAGGAAGGGTAACGGTTGCATTTGTTCCGGTAGTTCTATCATACACCACAAAAGAGTAGTTACCAGCTTTGATAGCTTCATAATCCAGAATCAGAAATTTATCCTCAAACTGTATTAAACTCATTCCTAAATAAGATAATATATCTTCCAGAACTTCTTTACAGGTTTGCGGTTCCTTTTCTTCATCAAAAAAATTTCTTTCCTGTATCATCAGTTTATTCAGTAAATCATCAGATGAATTTATTTGTAATGCACTCTGAAGATAGATTTTACTGATAGCTTTACCAGTATCTATTTTATCCATTATATAAGTTATAATTTCATAGAAACTTCTTATAATTCCCTTACTGGCAATATAAGAGTATTTTATATTTTCCAGTTGTGCTACACTGTCTATAAACTCCAAAGTCAGTAGGTCGTAATCTGTTGAATATTCAGAAGAATAGATATTGGGTGTTAAGTAGCCAAACCAAAATAAGCTGTCGTTCTTATATATCTTAATAGTAACATCATTGAGTTTACCAGTATATAAGTCTGTCAGGACTTTACCAGTTAATACATTAATACTGCATCCACTTTGCTTTAGTGGTTTGAATAAATCATCAGAACTATACTCTATTGACACTGCATCAGCAGAAAGTATTAATTCTTCTGCCGTTACAGTTTCTTCTAAGTCTTTATATATTTCAAGTCTGATAGTATTATTGTTTAAGTCCTTAAACGTTGAATAATATCTGAGTTTATACATACTATTTAATTTTATTGATTCTACTATTATAATTACCAAGTACTCCAACTAATTCTTTACCAGCTATCTTAAACGTGACTTCACCAGCCATTACAGCATTACCTTCTTCTGGTTTAATCAACTTCTTCAGTTTACTTAATGGTGCTATAACTTCTGGATTACTTGAAGCACCAGCATATTCTCCTACATTTACTATTGAGTTACCATATACCAGACCACCATTAGCAAACTTTGGAATGTTGGATAATGCAGCTATTACAGATGCAGCAGCAGCTCCAGCCAATAACCAGCCCACTAAAGGAGTTTGGGCAGCAGAAGATACAGCACCAGTAACAGCAGAAGCTGAATTAGCATTGGCTTCAGCAGTCTTAGCAGTCGTTAAAGCTGCAATAGCTGGAATGGCAGTAGCTACAGAACCTAGTAAAGTTGCTCCCCAACTTAGCCAGGCAGAAGCACCTTCATTAGTCATATTGGTTATTGCACCTAATGTATTACTGATTGCATTTAAAGAGTCTGCATATTCATTATTCATCTTAATACTTTTCTTAGTAATAGGATTACTGTAGTTTGTAGGCAGCTTATTAAACTTAGAAAGATCAATATCTTTTGCAGAATCACCCAGACCAGCCATTTCAGGTTTAAAATCTTTTATATCACCTCATTTGGCTCTTATATTAATTTGTACCTGTTTAGTCTCTAAGTCCTGTATAAGTTGAAACAGTTCTTTTCTTAAAGCATCAGTAGCAGCAGCATCATATTTCTTTCTGGCTTCTGCTAACTGTTTATTAACTTCATCCAAAGAGCCAGCAGCAATAACTTCTTTTGGTTTATTCCCTTTACCAGACTTTCCAGAACTTCCTTTATGTTGTGCTTTATAGCTCCCATTAATTTTAGCAGATGTATTATGTATCTCCTTTTCAGAAGAAGAAATACTGGCATACTGATCTTCAGCAGTAGCTCTTAAATCTGTGTATTTCTTTACCTCTGTTTCCTGCAATTCAGAGAACGCTTTAGCCATCTTTCCAAAGGATTGTGTTTCATATCTGCCAGCGTCCTTATTTGCTTTTACAAATCCTTTCTTATTGGTAATTGTAGAAGATTTAGCACCTTCCAGCTTCAATCTGTTTTTTTCGTATTTACCAGCTTCCTCACTGACTTTATTAGGATTATCAATTAACCAGTCAATCATAGTATCAGAAACGTTACCCTCATAACCTCCTTTAGCTATTAATGATCTGATTCCTGCCCGATAAGCATTTTTATTAGCCCCAGCCAGATCTCCCTTAGTGCCGTTTATTTCTTTATCAGTTTGAGTAGCTAATTTAACATACTTGTTTCGTTCTGTATCTGACAGTGTTTTATCCTGTGCTTTGTGTAAATAAAGCTGTTATCTGGATTACAGTGTATGTATCTTTACATTAAACAGGGATTTACTTTGAAGCTCATCTAATGTATCTGCCAGTATTCCAGCTTTATTTATGGCATTCTGCAAACCACTTAAGAAACTGCTAAAGTCACCTCTGGATAAAGCATTAAAGAAAGTATCTACTGCTGCACTGCCTTGTGTGGTTACTCTTTCAAAAGCATCTCCAGTAGTTTGTGTAGCTTCCATAGTCCTGTTAAATGCTTCCATTGCACCCATACCTAAACCGAGTATGCCAGCAAATTTACCAATAGTAGATGTAATAGATTGCCCAACATTTTGAAACTGCTGTACTTGTCGTGTGCTGTTTCTTATGTTATCATCAAACTGATTGGTGTTTAAAAGTAGTCTTGTTACTAAGTCCATATTATAATGTTTTTAAATAGTTGTTAGCCTTTTCTCTTAATCTGGTTATATCTTCTTCTGTAATGGATGTTTCTTCATCAGCTTCTTCATTCTCCCAGCTAAATTTTATAATGTCAGTCGGTTTAAGTTGCTTTGTGCTGTTACTTTGAGCTATAACATAAGCTACCAGTCTGGCTTGTTCTCAGCTTTCCTTATTTTTTCTGAAGATGTTCTTTAATAGTGTTGATAGCTCATACATCTGCATTTTATCCAAAAAGTATTCTGGATTTATCCCACCTTCAATAACCAGTAAAGAATATAACTCACTTATGGTTAATTCTTTTTTTTTGAATCTTCACTAACTGCATCCCTAATAAATGCTGCTTGCTTCTCCATTTCTTTAGCTATAAACTTCTGCATACTGATTACCGTTTCTGGATTAGTATCACATTCATTAATAAAGTCCTCAAAGCTCATTTCAATCTCTGGCACATTAGCCAGAATCAGACAGTAGATAAAAATGTATTCATCTGTGATAGTCTGCATTTTAAAAGTTTTGCCTGTAATCTGCTCATAGATAAAGAGTGCCCTTAGTGTATATCTGATTGTATATTGTTTGTCTTTAATTGTAATTTCCATAGTATCATAATTAAAAAGGGAAAGCTACCAGCAATAGCTCCAGCTTTCCCTTCATCTTGTTTTATATTATGCAGTAATCTTAGTTAATGCACCAGTTCCTTCTAAAGTGATAGAGTAAGTAGCATTTTCATTATCAGAAGCATTAGCTTCTATCTGAGTAATAACTACTTTGCCTTTAAAACCAGAAGCTGCTTTAGGAGTCCAGCCACCTTCAGGAATTGTAGCTGAAGTACTATCTTTAACTGTAAAAATCACTTCAATAGATTGTCTTGCTATCATAAGATCAAACATAGAAGTATAGTCTGTTTCTGTAAATAAATTCTCAGAAGTAATGTTCCAGCTTAACTTTCCAATCATTTTATCAGCTCATTCTGCACTATCTTTACTAGAAACTTCTATAGCATTTCCAGATAATGAAAGCTTATGACTTGTTGCATAAGCTAAAGACTTACCATTATAAAAAAGCATTAGGTCTGAACCTCTAACTATTGTGTTTGCCATTTGTTGTTATATTAAATGTTATTGTTTGAATAAATGTATCTTCTATAAAATCTTCATCTGCTGAACCAATTCTAATATCATCTATTCAGATATTAGCAAATGTTCCCTGTTTCCCTTCTAAAGCCATTCTAACCAGATCTGCTATTTCAACCGTTTCATTATAATTTTCAGAAGCTATTATTACT